ATAGCTGAAAATGATAGACGTATATGGTTAGAAGTAATTAAATACAGAAACAAAATTAGAGGTGGTGAGATTGAACGTCATGAAGTAGAACATAAAGGTGAAGTTAAAATAACAACTAACTGGGGACCTAGATTATAATTTATGCAAGTACAATTGTTTAGTCCACATATTGGTCAGAAAAAAATAATTGATGGATTTGCTGATAGCGATCATAAGTTTTGTGTAGTAGCTACTGGTCGTCAATTTGGCAAATCCTTACTTGCCCAAAATTTAATGATGTATTGGTTGTTGAAAGACAATAACACTAAAGGTGCTTGGATTGCTCCAGTATATAATCAATGTAAAAAGATATTTGATGAGTTAACTAATGCGTGTTATGAACTAATAGCAAAACAAAATAGAGCAGATTTATCAATAACTTTTGTCAATGGATCAAGCCTTAATTTCCTTAGTACTGACAATTATAATACCATACGTGGTTTTAGTTTCCATTATATGGTTGTTGATGAGGCAGCATTCATTAAAGAACAAGCAATCCAAGAAGCGATCTTACCAACGTTAACAGCATTAGGTAAAAAATGTTTAGTTATATCAACACCTAAAAGTAAGAACTGGTTCTATGAGTGGTATTTGCGAAGTTCGTTAGATAACACGATGTATTGCGCATTTAAAGGTATTAGTCATGACAATCCATATGTTGATGCTAGTTTCATTGAAGAACAGCGTAAGTCACTACCACCTGAAATCTATAAACAAGAGTATTTAGCTGAATTTAGTGAATCATCAAATGATGTGTTTACAAATATTGACAATGTATGTATATTAAATAACTGGAATGACAATACGAGAGGAAGCAGATTTTATTGCGGAATTGATTTGGGACTACAACATGATTACTCAGTCCTTTGCATCATGGATGACGCCGGAACAGTCGCATTTATGGAGCGTGTTAATGGAACGTCTTATGGAGACATTACAAAATCGTTTATCAATACTCTTAAAAAGTATCAAGTCACAGGAGGATTTTGTGAAATTAATGGCCCAGGACTACCCGTATATGAAGTTATCAATCAGCAGGTCAAAAAAGTCAAATCATTCACTACAACATCTGATTCAAAAACGACAGGAATTAGAAAACTTATATACGATATTCAAAACGGAGCTTTAACACTTCCGTCAAAAGAATTATTTCCTGCGTTATATAATGAGTTAAACACTTATAGTTACAAAATAAATACTAATGGTACAGTGTCATTTAATGCTCCATCTGGATGTTATGATGATTGTGTTATGGCTTTAATGTTAGCTAATGAAGCTAGAAACCAAGTATTCAGTTCATCTAAATTATATATTGGTAATAGACATCCAAAAATTTTCACTCCTTCTTTTGGCTAAATGAACGTCTTACGATATATTGTAAATATTTATTAATGAATATGAAAGCACAAAATTACACTCCAGCGTACTCCAAATATAAAGTTTGGAATGAAAAAATGAAAGGTATCTATGGTATCTTTGACTCAATCACTAATGAATGTTTATACATTGGTTCAAGTAAGGCAATTAATAGAAGATGGAATAGACATAAAACATGTATTAACAATTTAGACTATGCTAAAACTTGGTATCCAAGTCAATTGTATTTATATGTTAAATTAGCTAAACATCAAAATGTAACTTATAGTCTAATTGATCAATGTGATGTTAGTATATTAAAAGACTTAGAGAAAAAATATTATAATCAATACAAACCTAAATACAATAAAAACAAAATAAAATAATATGCCTATAGAATTTAAAACAGAAGAAGAACGTAACCCAACTAAACCAGTTGAGGAAAATTTAACTCAAATTGCTTACACTGAAGGTGAGGAAGGACAACTAGCAATTGAGTTCCTAGAAGAAAACGGACTATACAGTAAGTTTCTCTTATGGCAAGGAATTAAAGAACAATTGAAAAAATTAAGAGAAGATTTGGCATCTTAAAAAGTATTCATTATATTTAGATAAGTAAATAGGTACTGAAGTTAGCCATTTTTTCTATACTATTTACTTCATCTATGTAGTGTGTAATGGGGGGCTAAAAGATCATGTTGGCATAACAAATTATACTATTAAATGCCCCCCACACTACATTTTAAATAATCCAAATACTAGTTTTTTATATTCAAGATGGTTCTGAAAGGAACCTCTTTGATTTTAAAAGACTAAACCTAAACATACAATATTTATTTATAGATGAACATAAGTGTAAACATACCAGAGTATTTCACAGTAAAACATTATAAAGACTTTTCAATATTAAAGTCATTAGATGAAATGGAACAACGATTATTTATTATTAGTGCATTAACTAATGAATCAATAGATACAGTTAAAAGTTGGCCAATTCCATTTGTAACTCAGTTATATGCTAAATTAAATGAATTAATCACAAATGTACAACCTGAATTCTATCCAGTGATTGAATGGAATGATAAGTTGTATGGTTTTTGTCCAATGCATAAAATGTCATTAGATGAATACGTTGATTATGAAAATTTAGCTAAGGATACAGATAAAAACATTAATGACATATTAGCTATTTTATATAGACCTATTACTGAAAATAAATTAGATAAAGGTACATTTGTAGCTAAATCAACCTTTAAAGTATTAAAAGGTGAAGTTGAAAATGGATTTGACTATTATAAAATAGAAAAATATGATAATGAAGTGAGAAAACAAAAAGCTAAAGAATTTGATAATTTCCCAGCTTCAGTGGCGTTAGGCGCTTTGGGTTTTTTTTTAGATATCAAACTCTCACTCTTAGGAAGTACAGTGTTTTATTTCCCACAATGGAATACGATGATGGAAGAAGCGATGAAGAACAAAAGCAAGATAAAAAGAGCATTAGCGCGCACTACGGTTGGTTATATATCCTCCATCAACTTGGCGAAAGTCCCATCTTACAAATTACAGGAGATAAATGCTTAACTGATTTAAATGTGATATTTGTATTTAACTACTTATCAATGTTAGCAGAAATACAATTAGAAAAAAACGAAGAAATACAAAAACAAAATCAATTTAAAATAAAATAAAATGGAAAACTTAGAAAATATAAAAGATAGTGATGTAGCAACAATTGATACTAATGAAACATTTCCTTTAGTATCTACATCTAAAACTAAAAAATCAATTTATACTGAATTTGAACAACAAGTAATATCAGCTGCATCTACAAAACCAGTAGATCGTGTTTGTGCTTTATTTGGTATTAATGAAACACAATTAAACGACATTTTAAATAAGAAATAATATGCCTGATTTTCCAACATATCAATACATTGTTAATCAATTTAAAACTGCTTGTGATGAACATTTAGCCATTAATCAATTTGGTGAAGGATCAATTGATAGATTAGATTCATTATTTCAAAATGTTAAATATCCATTAGCATTCTTAAGACCAATTCAGTCAACTGGTATAATTTTAAATGCTAATGGAGTATCAGGAGCACGTTCACTTAATTTTGAATTTTATATGATGGATGTTCCTCAGTTAACTGATACTGATGTGTTGAAATTACAGTCACAAACTGAAATTTATCTTTATGATGTTATTTCATGGTTTAATTTAGGCAGTGTACAACAGTCTGAATTTGTAACTTTAAATAGCATTAGCCCGTTATATGAAGCGTTTAACGATAGAGTAGCTGGCTGGATGGCTAATATAACTGTGAATACCTACGGGGTACTTGATTATTGTAACTATCCTAAATTATAATGGCTAATTCACCTATACAACAAGCAATACAACAAGTAGGCAATCAAATTGTTGCTGAAATGAAAGCGATATTGCAACGTAATGGAAATGATAATACAGGTAGATTATCTAATTCTATCACAGCTACTGTTGAAGGTAATAAATTAGTTATTGAAATGTTAGATTATGGTAAATGGGTTAATGATGGACATGAACGTGGTCCTGGTAGAGTACCACCAATTAAAGCAATTCAATTTTGGATAGCTAAAAATGCTATCACTCCTAAACAAGGTATTACAAAACAAGCATTACCTTTTGTTATTCAACGGTCAATAGGTAAACGTGGACAAACAAGAAGAAGATCATTCCCATTTATAGAACCAGCTATTGAAACAGTATTAGCAAAAGATTTAGATGGTATATTTGGACAAGCAATAGAAACTATAGCAAAACAATATTTTAAAAACAAATGAGTATACAAATTACACAGTATTCAGGTAGATTAAATTTAGCATCCTCAGATATGTTATTTGAAGTAACATCATCATTTACTGGATCAGCTCAATATCAATTTATATCTGTTTTACGAGATGGAGCAAATACAACATTAACAACAGTGAAACAACAGCCAAACCCATCAGGTTTTGGTGTGTTTAACTTAGGAAGATTAGTACCTCAGTATTTGTCTTATGACACTAACTATTTTGAAATAGGTGCTGATTCTATGTTTCATAAAAATTCACAAGTAGCTAAATTCTTTAAAGTAGCGTTTGGTGAAGAATATGGTTCATCAGTATCATCATCTGTAAACATTTATAATGGTATAGTGAATAATGTTACTGGTTCTCCAGCACAAACAGGATCTATTAATTATTATTATTTTGTTAATGGTATTTTAGATCCTAATTCAGGTGATTGGAACTGGAATACTGGTTCATTTTATTCTCCTCAAACAACTCCATCTAGTGCTTCATTTACTAAAAATGTTTGTTTAACAGATGCACCTAGAACCCAATCAGCTAGAATTGGAGATTACCTAACTATATCGGCTATAAACGGCAATCTAACTGGAGGCACAACAACCGCACAAGACATTTATGCTGTTGATTATAACGTGTATTATACTGGTAGTTTAGTATTTTCATCATCAGAGTATAATATTAATAGTCCTGGTAATGAAATAGAATATGGAGGACCTAGAACATCATCAGCTCAATTATGGAGTACTGTTGCAACTGTTCAAACATCTTCAAATAATATAGGTTCACAAACATCAGGTTCATTATTAATTAACATGGGTATTGGTCCAGCTAATTTAACAGCTATAGGTAATTATAATTTTGATATACAACCTTGGGATTATTATGAAATAGTTTTAAGACCACAACGTGCAGCTAATACAATCAATACAAATGCAAGTTGGGATAAATTTACAATTCTCAAACAAGAACCAGCTTGTGGATATGATGGAGTTAGATTTGCTTGGATAAATGATTATGGTACTTGGGATTATTTTAATTTCCAGTTACAAA